CTGAGTCTTTGAAGCTTTGTTAAACTTCATGTTTAGGATTTCACCGATTGCTGGCATATCTTTTCCTTTCCTTTAATGTGTTCTAGTGCTTGTTCGAGTAGCGCTATCTTCTCCTCAGTTGTGAGATTCATACTTGAGAATATCTTTACGCCACCGCTGCCATTAGGGGAAAGCGACAACACTTTCGGCTGTGCCTGGGGGTTAATCGCTTTCCCGTTCATGTTAGGTAGACAATACTCCTACTACATGGAACCATGCAGAATCAGTTGTCCAACAAAGAACACTTGCTGTTGAGCCGTCGTTGTCGTCAACAGTACCGATAAAGCCACGGCCTAGTGTTGCTGGTGTCCCAAAAGCAGAATCCAACTGTGCGTCGGTAGGGGCTGCTTCTGTTACGTTTGCAACTGACTGTGGTACTCGTACAGCACCGTCAGCGAAACTGACTGAGCCCTCAAAGGTGTAATCACCAGTGATAGTCTCGTTTTGATTTACTCTTGCGTGTCTTGACATCTTATGTCGTTCCTTTCTATAAGGTACTAGTCTTGTGCCGTAGCGTTCTGGAGGTCTTGCTCTACGCTATCAGTGGCGTTACTAGTAATTTGTTAATATTTAGCCTTCGTATGTGTATGTACCTAGGGCACGTGCAACAGTGAAGCCTGAAGTAGTAATTGCGTCGAGCACAATGTAGCTACCTGCTGGTTGGTTAGTAAAGATAATGTCTTTGTTATCTGCACCAGCTCCTGAGTTAGCAGCACCTGGGCCAGCGATTAGATCGTTGGAGTTAGGGCTGATTGTCACAGTGATACCTTCTGCGCCTACACGAATCATGAAGCGTTGAGATATTGCTGTGGCAGGAAGCGTGATAGTGCAAGTTGCAGTTACATCTACTACGACACCACTGTGAGTTGCGATGTCTAAAGTAGTGTTAGAGCTTACCTCTACGCTATTTAGGTGGCCAAAGCCGTCTAAGTTAGTTGTAGCCATTATTTAGCCTTTCTTTTTGTTACAGTCTTCTTAGCTTTTGGTTCTTCAACCTCAGGCTCTTCGACTGCCACTTCAGGCTTGTCGTCTAGGGTTATTGGCCCATCAACGGACTCCTGCCAGGCTTTAGAATCTTTCTCTTCGGCAATTCGCTTTAGAGTTATCTCTTTAGCTGCTAGCTGTACCTGTTCAAGTGGTGTTAATTGTTCTGCCATATAGTCTCCTTTATGGATTAAGCAGTCTTGTGTATACCAACTGCGTCAACTTTGTTAGTGTCAACAAAAGCGTCGTATCGGTGTCGGTATTCAAGTAGGTCACCAGAGATTCCAGGTGCATTCTTGTGTAGTGTGTAATCAATCAACTTCTCAGGAGCAACAGTCACGCTAGGGTGAGTGATGATCAAGTCAGTGTTTGAAGGCATACGTCCACTAGGAACAACAACAACGTTAACGCCGTCAACTTGTCCTAATACACCGCTGTCTAGTTTTTTCTGTCCAGCATCGCTATCAAGAACGAAACCACCTTGTTTTAGAAGGTTGTAGTAAGTAGCAGTCATAAATGCAATTCGGTTGCTTTCAGGAGCTTCTTCGTTAGTAATATCAGCGTTGATAGATAGGAAGTTAGTGTAAGCGTTTGAAGCAGTTGTAGCTGCGTCAGCAACAATGTCGTCACGGTTTGCAGTTGCACCGGCAGTACCGATAGCAGCTAATACGTAAGTGTCGATTTCAGGAATAAGAACGTTCTTAGTAGCCTGTGCTAGGTAAGCAGCAGGTTTTCGAACCATCATTGTGTCCTGGTAGTTGCTCTTATCGATAGTTTTTGTCCAAGCACGGTCTCGTGAAAGAGTCCATGTTTGTACAGTGTCAGCAACTTCGTCTGGTGAACCATATCGGTTAGCACCTGAAGCTGTGTAGTCGCCCATTGTAGGATCAGTAAGTGTGTACACCTTTACAGCGTTAACACCGTCCCAGTCCCAGTCTTGGTTAGTTGCGGATTTGGTTTTGCGTCCATGTTTCATTATTTCTGAAACTTTTGGAGCAAATTTAGTTGCTAAATTTATAGCCATCTTGTTTTAAGCCCTTTCAGACTCTAGCTCCATTTAGCTACTTCCTCATCGAAAGCGGCCATATCTGGATCAACTTTGGGTTCCTTTGGTGTCTTAGAAGGTACGACTTCGGTTCTAGCTTTCGCTTTAGCCTTTGCCTTAACTTGCTGTCGAGCACCAGAATTTTGAATCCTCAGTATCGAGTCAGCTTCTTTTTGTAAATATTCATACACGTCCGCTCTAACATCTACAGGTTCGCCATCTTGGTCGTAAGTAACATGAAGTTGTTCGAACACGTCTAGTTTCCTAGCCAATTCTTCTTTGACCTCAGGTGTACCATTACGGAATAGTTCTATTCCTGCCACGGCTCTTTCGATACCAGAATCAAGTTTGTCCCTGTTACGTTCCACCTTGTTGTTATAAGCGTCGATTTGGAGTTGTCTTAGGGCTAAGTCTTTTTGATCTTCAGCTTCTTCCAGATATCTCTGTTGGGCTTCTAGCTTGGCTTGTTCTTTAGCTTGCTTTGCAGCAATCCTTCGAGCAGCAGCCTCTTTATTACTTATCCCTTCGTCCTCTGAACTTGTGTCTTGTTCTGAGTCCCCCTCATCTGAACTCTCCTCAGTCTCATTAGATTCGTCCGTATCGTCGGCTTCGTCTTCAGATTCTTTAGTTTGTTCTGCATCTTCCTCTGATTCGTCCTCAACATCTAACGGTTCGGTGTCCGTATCCTCGTCTTCTAGTGCTTCGGTCTCGTCTGTGTCCTCTAAGTCCTCAAAAGAAGTGTTATCTTCCTCTAGGTCTATACCTGTGTCCTGAGATTCCTCATTGGTTGATGTATCTACTGATTCCTCGACAGTAGGTTCTGATACCGTAGTATCTGTATTGTCTGCTTGTGGCATGACACTCTCCTTTGTTTAATTACTCGTTTTTTAGTAGTCGGTCTACTCTCGTTTTGATAGAACGGGAAAACTAAGGCTTGGAGGTAAGTAAGCCGGTGGGATAGTCTTTGAGGATGTTGACTACCCCACTGGTTCACCTACTAAATAGGTCTCCGCTTCCAGGCTTCATGCGTGGGGTGAGTAGTAGTCTCACAAGTCATCTTTAAACCTCTGTCTACCCATCTGTGCTCCTGTTTCTGGAGGTTATCTAGGTCGACAGTCATGACCGGGGCTTGTTGCTCTGTACGCTCTTCTCGCTCTGGTGTTTCGTAATCATCATTCATCGCTAGCACCTTTCTTTTCTTTCATGATTGTCTTGATCTTTGACTCAAGTGAGTTGAGGTAGCCTAAATAAAGCTTTCTAGCTATTAGTTCGGTGTTAACTTCCTTCTCGGTAGATGTTCGGTCTAGGACTAGGCTTTTAATGTCTGTAACCTTGACTCTCTCTTTTTCTAGTAGCTCCAGTAGAACTTGTGCACCGGGCTTTAGCTTCTGCCTAGCTTGTTCTTTAGATTCAGCCTGCTCTTGTCTAGGAGTACGTGGCTCGCTACTGGCACTACTAATACCGGTGTATAGAAATTCATCACTAGACATTAGCCATCTCCAATTCTTGTAGTTGCTTTGCTAGTCCCATAATCTGTTCATCATCAGCACCGGCCATCTCTGCTTCTCTCATAGCGCTAGCGATGTTGGCTGATACTTGATACTCGTCCATGATTGCCTGTATGTTGGTTAGCTCTTGCTCGTCTTCAGGGTCTAGTTGAGGTTGCTGAGGTTGATCTTCAACTTCACCCCCAACAGCCTCTTGGCCCTCCATTGGAACGCCACCCTGTGCCATAGCCTCTTCTTGAGCCATTGCCTCTTGTTCCTGCATATCTTCGGGTGATATATCTTCAATAATCTTGTCGTTCTTAGTAACTGCTTTAATAAGAGTTGCGTAGGCTTCACCAAGGTTAAACTTCTTGCCACTCTCCATCATTGCCATGTCAAAGTTAGGATCGGCGGCTCTTAGTTCAAGGGCAGACTTCATACCTTCTATAAGTTCTGTTCTAGCGGAGTCTTTATCATCTTCAGACTCCATCTCAAAGTCAAAGGTAGCCCTAGCTTCGTCCCATATAACTTCTAGCTCGTTGGTCATAGGCTGACCATTCTCATCCATAGGTACTTCTAAGCCAGCTTTGTTTAAGATTGTTAGTTCGTCATCTGTCATCTTTAAGATGTCTGAACCTTGCATATTAGCAAAATGTGTATTGATAAGAGATTTAGCTACAGCCTCATAGGTCATGTCTAGGTTGTCTTTAAAGTCTTCATCATCGACAGATAGGTTTTGTTGCTGGAACTTAACACCGGCAGGTGTCTTAGAGTAGTCTTGGTCGCCGGCACCACTAGATATAGAGGTATCACCAGTTGGTATCATCTGGTTTAACTTAATCTTTTGCATTGAGATACGCTCTGGTAGTGATTGGTATATCTGGCTAGATATGGTCATTCTCTCTACTTCAGCCTTACCTCGCATCCACTGGGCATCTTCTGTATATACAAATGAGTCTAGGTCTGTTTCAGATAGGTCTCCACCAATCATGAGAGGTGGTCTGAAGCCTGTCTGTGTAGCTAATACGTCGTACTTGTTGTATAGGTCTAGGACGTTCTGTGTACCACCGGCAAGCTTAACAATCCCTATACCATAAGGGTTGATAAAATCTTGGTAGCAGTATAGGAAGTGGACTGGTACGTCGCCTGTAGGGTCTGGGTTAGTCCAAGCTCGTACTTTCTTCTTAGTACCTAGGTGGAACATGTAGAATGGAGCGTTAACGCCTCTTTGGAATACTACACAGAACTTAATACCCTTTTGGGCTACTGAGTCCTGACTTTGTGAGTGATCCTCGTCAGCTTCCCTAGATTCTTCTTCTTGTTTAGAGTTAAGAATATTTTGCAAAGCTTCAACATCCCACTTGTTGTAGGAGTCGTCTTTCTCGCCCTCTTTGGCATCTTCTTTGGCGTCAGCATTCTCTTTTTTAGCTCGTTCGAGCATTGCCTTGACTTGTTGCTTAGTAAATAGAACATCCCAAAACATTACGTCTGAATCATAGTCAGATACCTTGCCCGGCTCTAACTT